TTCTTTGACTTCACTTTCTTCCAAACCTTCGATGCTTCCCATTTTATACGCCAGATTGATAACCTTGTCTTCCAATGAGACAGCAGTTTTAACCATTTCATATATTTCCCTCTTCAGTTCATCCGTTACCACTCTAGGATGCTCACTACAAAACTGTCTAAATAATCTAGACATTCCTTCTACGTGCATACTCTCATCACGTATACTCCACTCAACTACCTCACACATACCTTTCATTTTACCAAACCTTTGATAGTTTAGCAACATAGCAAAAGCAGAGAATAAAGACATACCTTCATTAATACAAGTCTGTGCCAATGCTTTAGCTAATCCGTGTAATGTAGATGTATCATTGTCCTGCATAAACTTAATCTTATTCTTCATTTGTTTGTAATCAAGAAATGCAGAGTATTCACTATCATCAAAACCTAATGTATCATTAAGTAATGCATACGCTCTTTGATGTGTACCTTCTCTGTTAGCAAATGTCATAATCATATTACGTATCTCGTGGTTACGAAATTTAGGCAAATAGAGGTCACAATAGTTCTGAGCTACCTGTACATCAGACTGAGTAAAAAGTCTTAAAATTTGAGTAATATGGTTCTTCTCTTCAGGTGTTATATCACCACGCTTCCACTGGTCTACATCTTCTTGTAGTTTAACTTCCCATATACCCCAGTGAATCTTCTCGTGTTCTTCAGCAATATCCATCGCCCACTGATAGTTAAATGGTTTATATGTTAATGCTGGTTCTAATACACTAGGTTCAGTGTTCTGTTTTTCTAACATAAATCTCCTCATCACTTGTTATTTGTTCAACCATATCAATCATACTAGGTACACACCATTCACAGAATGTTACCGGAATAATACCAAAGTATCCTTTTATTCCACCATAGTCTTCACTATATTCACCACCACAGATACTACATACTTCTTTAGGTTCTATCCTTGACAACTTAGACATTCTTCTTCCTCCTTAAAAGACTCAAGCTTAACACGCTCTATCTTTGTACCAATTTGTTCTGCTGTTGCACCACTATTAGTTCTGAGGTAATAAAGACCTTTAAGTTTATCTTTCCACGCTTTTAGGTGTACACTGTTTACATAAGACTTATCAGTTCCTGCTGGAAAAAATAAGTTAACACTCTGACCTTGACATATATAAGGTTGACGTTGTGCTGAATGCTCAACTACCCAATGTTGGTCAAGTTCAAATGCTGTTTTAAATACATCCTTTTCCCACTCAGTAAGGTACTCTAATTGCTGTACACTACCTTCGTGATGGATGATGTTCTGCCATTGCTCATCTAACCATTCTCTAGGTTCTCCGAGTCTTAATCTATGTTCTTCTAATATTCTAGCTAGTTGTTTATTCTTAACTAGATGAGACCCAACACGTGTCCTATGAGTATAAGCATTAGACTTAATGGGCTCAATAGAAGCAGAAGTACCGCAGATAATACTACTATTAGCATTAGGGGCAATAGCAAGTAGATGGCTATTCCTTCTCCCACTTCCTTTACCATCTGGGTATTCTCCACGTACTTTAGCCAATCTTTCAGTAGCTTCAACTGCTTTCTCCTTAATGTGTGTAAACATCAACAGATTCTGTCCAGTAGCCTGAGCAGATTCCCAAGGTATGTTTTTAGATTGTAAATAACTATGGAAACCCATAGCACCTAATCCTAAACTTCTCTCTTGATATGCTGAATGTGTTGCTCTTGCTAACTCGTGAGGAGCATTATCAATAAATGCTGTTAACACATTATCAAGCATCTCAATTAAATCTGATACAAGTTCTGTCCCTTTCCATTTGTCAAAGTGTTCCAGATTGAGGGAGGATAAGCAACATACTGCTGTCCTACTCTCATTTGTGGGAAGATGTATCTCATTACAGAGATTGCTTCCTTTAATTCGTAAGCCGAGGGCTTGTAGTTCTTTTGGTAATTGTCTATTTGCTTCATCGATAAAATTTAAGTAAGGTTCACCAGTTCTAAAGCGTACTTCTAAGAGTCTTTGCCATAGCTCTCTCGCAGATACTGTATCACGGACTTCACCATTGCTAGGGTCAGTAAGACTCCAAGGCTTATCATCAGCAACACAGTCCATAAAGGAATCAGTAATATTGACAGCATTATTAATATTAAAACACTTCCTATTACTATCCCCTCCAGTAGGTACTCGAAGATTGATGAACTCGAGAATATCTGGGTGAGATATGTCTGTATACGCTGCATAGCTTCCCTTCCTTGTTTTTCCTTGTTTATATGCAGTCATAGCACTATCTGCAACTTTAATAAATGGAATAGCTCCCGGAGCTTTATCAGATACTGGTCTGACATCACTCCAGTGACCTCCTACTCCGCCACCTTTAACACTTAACCAAGCCAATTCAGATTGATGCTTAATAAGTCCATCTAGTGTATCAGGCACGTAAGAAAGAAAACAAGAGATAGGTAATCCTCTTACTTCTTCATCAGGTGCTGGTGCATTAGATAAGATAGGACTACTAAACATAAACCAACCTTGACTAACAGCATCATACAATCTTTGTGCTAAATCCATATCACCACCACAATAAGCTACACAAGCTCTTGCATATGCTTCTTGAGGTGATTTCTCTTTACCTCTTAGATAGTAATTAGTGACAAGTTCAAGTGCCTGTTTAGACAGTTTCTTATCTCTCTTTCTATCTATGATAATTCCTAAATAACTACTTTTCATCTTCTGGTTCTATCTGAATGTTTAAATACTTATCATCACCTTCGTAATATGATTTGTATGTTAATCTTCCTGCATCAAGCATTTGTATTCCATCTATGATACCTTTACCGTAACGTTGCTCACCATAAAAGTAAGATGCAACACCACCAGCAAGAGCAATTAATCCTACAATAAGTAGTACTGTTTCAATAGCCATCTCTGTATTCCTCCTCTAAATATTCAAACTTGTCTTCTATTATATCAGAGCATCTATCGACTATGTCAGCAGATTTTAAATCTAATACTTCTACAAGAATTGTTTCTTCTTCACTCTCTAGTTTTTCACAAAGTTCTTTAAACGTTAACATCGATTAATCTCTCCAAATACCACTTAGCCTTTTTTAAATCTTCAAGACCATTCTTGTGTTTATATCTAGAGACATATTTAATTATGTTACCTTCGAGATAGTTAAACTTCTGGTCAAGTATATACTCTATCACTTCTATATTCCCTTGTTTGTAATGATTGGGATTGATGTTGTCCTTCTCCATACTTACTCCTTAGATAATTAATACTAACTGGTAACTCATCAAAGCTACCATCATCTACTTCATTAAGCATCCACAAACCTGCCCAAGAACCATTAGTCTGAGGATTGAGATAATCTTCATCGTGTAGATAATATATACCTGCAAACAAACCAGTAACATTCTTACCGTCTGCTCTTCTGCCATATGCAATGTCTCTATCTTGAACGTGACCCATTACACAAGACATCATCTTCTTCTGTATAAGTAACTTAGCATTAGTGACTGGTCTACCCATAACACCTGATACAAAGTAGTGACTGTAACAGATACCATCAATCACTGCAGTTTCTAAAAAGTCATATACTTCCCAACCCATATCATCTAACTGTAAATCCATATAACCAATTAGACCTTCTAGTTTAGGGTCAGCTTCAATAGCTCTTTCAATTCTGTATTCGTGATTACCTAGTAAGAATATCATACGTGGATTCCATTGTTTCTTTTTGTTTTTACGTAGTCTTTCTTGTTCCATTCTAATAGGTTGTAAGAATACTTCCATTGCATCGATACCTGCATAGATGTCTTTAGTGTATCTTCTACCTTCAAAAGACTTCTTACCAGTATCATAAGTAGATAGTGATGGCATATCCCAGTGGTCACCTAAGTGTACAATTACTTCAGGTTTCTTATCTGCTGCATATTGACCAGCCCATCTTAAATGTTCAGTTCTACCATCAGGTTTACACTGAGTATCAGGAATGATTAAGTGTTTCATTTTTTCTGACTCCAAAGTTTAGGTAATGTTTCCGGAGAATAGAATTTAAATCCATTCTTCTTAGCCCACTCTTGCATAGTAAACTTACTACCATCTGCACGTCTTTTAGCGAATGGCATAGCTGTTGTAGGTTTCTGGAAAATGAATCTAAGTTCTTCATTACGTTTGAGAGAGTCACGTATATCAACATATTTACGTGCTTCATCTCTTGTTCTGAATCTGCCTTTGACTTCGATGTAGATTGTTTTAGTTTTAGTTCTAAATACAAAGTCTGGCTCATAGTTTCGTACTTGTGTATATTCTATACAGTCAGGATGATAGTCACAGGCTTTAAGATGTTTATATAAATCATATTCTAGCCAACTATCAAACCCCTTCGGTACATTCTTTCGTGTTCGTTTCATAAGGAGGTTTCCACATTTCGTCAGGCTTTCTGCGTAAATACAGAAGCTGTCCATTTTCTAATGCTCTATCCTCCCCTAAATGTTCGACACAAACTTGCCACATTTCGTAGGGTGTTTTATCCTTTAGTAACTTACCTGCTTTAACTACACCAATGCCTTTGACACCTATGATGTTATCGATTCTGTCACCTGTCAGGAACTGAGAATAAAAATTCAAATCAGCATCGCTTTGTTCTACATTGTATAAATCTTTCTTTACAAAGTTATAATGCCAACCTGTTAGTTGGTCGAAGTCTTTATCAAGAGAAACAATTACAGCATCTTCACCAAGTTCAGTTGCTCTGATAGCAATGCTGTCATCTGCTTCCTGACCCTCCGATACATCTGCACCCCATTCATCAATTAAGTATTGACGTAGTGACTGCAAATGTACTGGTTTAGGTTTACCGGAACGATTACCTTTATAAGGCTCAGTAACAGCAATGTCATATCTAAAATTGTCTTTACCAGTGAGAAAGACTTCTACCGATACGACCTTATCAAGTTCTAACAAAATGTCAGTGATAAAGTCGTGGATAGTGAAGTGTGCTACAGATTCTTTTTCGTGTTCACAGGCGAATCCGACTCTATAGCACAACATATCACCATCAATCAAAGCAACCATTTTATAGAACTTCTACAGATGATTCTTCGATTGAATCAATAGCATCATCCCTATATTCAATTAGGTCTGTTACTACCAATTTAGCAATACCAGCACTTGTACCTTTAGCACCAGTTGGAGAAGTCCAACCATATGGCTTAATAAGTACGTCAGCCTTAGATTGATTGGCGACTTTTACATTAATTACATCACCGTTCTTATCATAAGCACTGATTGGGTACTTAGTAGATTTACAAGTAATGAAGAAACCTCTGTCATCATCTTTAGTTCTGACTTTAATTCCTTCAGATTCAAGTTTGTCTATTTGTGCTTCGTTAAGATTACAAACATCAACTTGATACTTACCAGATAGATTATTTGTTTCAGACAAGAATGCCCAATACAAGTCTACGTTAGTTAATTTAAACATATATGCTCCTTTTTATAAAGTTACACTAATATTATATCACAAAACTTAGTGAGTGTCAAACCAAGTTTTACCTATTTTTGCTTCAGACTCTACAGGTAATCTAAATCCTAGTTTTTCTCCTGCTCTCTCTGATGCCCTCGTCATAATGTTAGCAGTCTGTTGTGCATACTGCTCAGGCACTTCAATCTGTATTTCATCGTGAACGAATGCTACTTGCTTAGCAGGTATGTTAGCACTCTTTAACATTCTATGTGCTTCTACACACCATTGCTTAGCAATTATAGCTCCACAAGATTGTAGTAAACTATTCAATGAAGCGTGTTCACTACGTATCCTGATTCTTCTACCATCTAGTGCTGGTAATGAACCACTACTAGATATTCTTTGTACTTTTAGTATTAGTTGTTTTAGCTTAGGTGTATTCTTATAAAACTTATCTAGTGTTACCTGAGCTTTAGCAACGCTGGTATTTAATATAGTTGATAGTTTAGTAATACCACAACCATACAATAATGCATACACCATTGTTTTAGCAGTTGGTCTGTCAACACCTGCTGCATCTGCATTGGTTTGATGTATGTCACCATCTAATATTTCTTTAGTATAGTTATCATCTTGCATATAGTGAGCAAGACATCTTAGTTCTATACCGCTGAGGTCAGTACCGATTAATACGTTACCATCATCAACAGTCCAGCACTCTCTACATTCTTTACCATACTGACTACTAACACTAGGTATCTGTCCCATATTAGGATTAGAGTGTGTCATTCTACCAGTAACAGCACCATTACTAATTACTCTGCCGTGTACTCGACCATCATCATCAGCGTGGTCTAACCAAGACTCTACAAGTCCTACACGTTTCTGTAGTAATAAGTATTCATTAATTAGTTTAGCT